GCGCGGCATCAGAATACGTGATGACGCGCAATCTATAACTCCAGGTGAATTTAGAGATGTAGATGCTCCAGGTGGAAACATTAAAGATGCATTCATGGCGCTTCCATTTAAAGAACCATCACAAACTCTTTTACAGCTTATGGGTGTCGTTGTATCAGCCGGGCAAAGATTTGCTTCGATAGCTGACCTTCAAGTAGGTGATGGGAATCAACAAGCAGCAGTGGGAACGACAGTGGCCTTGTTGGAGAAAGGAAGCAGAACAATGTCTGCGATTCACAAAAGAATTTATGTGAGTCTTAAGAATGAATTTAAGATGTTGGCTAGAGTATTTAAATTATATTTACCAGAACAATATCCATACGATGTTGTTGGTGGTCAAAGAATGATTAAGAAAACAGACTTTGATGATCGAATAGATATTTTGCCAATTGCTGATCCAAATATATTTTCTCAAACACAAAGAATATCAATTGCACAAGCAGAATTACAATTAGCACAATCTAATCCACAAATGCATAATCTATACAATGCGTATCGTGCAATGTACGAAGCTTTGGGTGTAAAAAATATAGATATGATTTTAAAACCTGTGCCAAGACCGCAACCAATGGATCCAAGTATTGAGGCAATACAAGCTTTAAGTGGTCAACCTTTTCAAGCGTTCAAAGGTCAAGACCATAGAGCTCATATTACTGCTCATTTAAATTTTATGACATCATCAATGGCTAGAAATAACCCGATGGTAACTGCTTCTATGCAAAAAAATATTTTTGAACACATTTCTTTGATGGCATTAGAGCAAGTTGAAGTAGAATTTAAAGATCAAATTATTCAAATGCAACAAATGCAGCAACAAATGCAAGCAAATCCTGCTTTAGCGCAAGATCCACAGGTTCAACAGCAGATGATGGCGTTAAATATGCAAATTGAAGCTAGAAAATCGGTGTTAATTGCCGAAATGTTCGAAGATTTCGCTAAAGAAGAACAACAATTGATGGGTGAGTTTGGAAATGACCCTGTTGCGAAATTAAAAGCAAGAGAATTAGACATAAGAGCTAAAGATGACTTCGTAAAAGCTGAACAAGCTCAAGAAAAAATTAATCTTGACCGAATGAAAGCGTTTATGAACCAACAAAACAAAGATGATAAGCTAGAA